AAATATTAATTATATTCTCTATTGATGATATTTTTAATTCATCAAGTTTTATATTAGGAAAGTAATTTATTATATAATTATTTATAAGACTTTCTACTTTATCTAAATTATTTTCTGTTATTTGTTCGAATATTTGATTTCGAATTGAAGAACCCATATTTGGATTTAAAATACGTTCACGAGTTCCAGTTAATAGAAAATTAAGTAAATTTATTCTTATCGAATCCTTTGTATTATACGTTATATTTAATCCAGTAGGTCCATCAAAAGGTATTTTTATACCTATCCCTTTACTTGGAGATAAATCTAATGGTGAAATATTTTGTACTATATAATTCATTTATAATTTCTTTAATATTTGATTAGGTAATTTATACCAATTATTAATAAATCCTTCCAAATTACCTTGTATCTCAGGTTCATTGATATATTTTGGATAACTCTCAAAAACCCCTTCCCCATTTATTTCAGAAGATATTAAATGGATGAAAGAATCATTAATATAATATCCCATTATATTATATATAATATTTTCTTCTTCACTTGTCCAAGGGTCAAAATTTATTAATTTATTGATTTTTTTTAATAAATCAACTGATAATTTAGGTTTTTGAGGATTATTTACCCTTATCTCAGTTATACCAGCTAATTGTTGGAGGCGTTCTATTTCATTCATATTTGTCCTTGTTCTTTCATAGCTCCCATGAATTGTGAGAAATCAGGTACTACATCAATATTAATTTGATTTATATCGTTAGTTCTAGGTTGATTATTTAACATATCATCTACTGTTCCTACGGCTGGCTCTGCAGTATTAAAGTTCTTAGCGTTATAACCCTGCGCCATATTCTGTGTAAAATCACCGAAATTCTGCCACTCAGATGGATCTGTATTATATTTAGTTTCGTTTAAAAGATCTATCAGAGGATCGCCAGAAGATACTATATTTTTTAATTGATGAATTGGTGTACCTACTTTATTTACTTCGGTATAATCAGGAGCCGTTGTTCCAACTTTTTTTAATGGTTGGATTGTTTTATTTTGTTCAGATAAAACTTGTTTTATTCCTTGTAATTCTTCTTTTAACACCTCTCTTAGGCATTCTTTCATTAATTGTTTAAATTGTCCTACTTTCATGACTATAAATATTTAGTTTTTAATTTTTACTTATGGTAATATTATTATTTATTATTTTTATTCCGTATTTTTCTAAATTAGATGAACTATATGCTTCTCTTATTTCTTCTGGTGTATAATCTTTTGATAAAAGAGAATTATATAATTGTTTTAATCTGTTTTGTAATTGTAATTGTTGGGATTGACTATTATATTTAGATGAAATTATATTAATTATTTTTTTAATTTGTTCTACTTTTTTAGGAGATGGATTTATTATATTATCTTGTAACGAATCATATAGTTTCTTATCTTCTGGATTATTTTGGATTTGAATATATAGCTGTTGTTTTACTTGTTCTTCCTTATCAGAAGCATCTTTGATATTAGTTATATCCATGCCAATTTGTTTTAATAATTGTTCAGCTTGTTCATCTGTTATATTATCAATACCATTATCGGAAGTTCCTATACCCTCTTTAAGATCTATATAATATTGACCTTCTTTTATTAAAACTTGATCATTATTTGAATATGTGGGTGTACTTTCATATTCTACTAAATCTTGTGAATTAGTTACAACTACTCTTCTTCTTATTAAACTAGTGTTATTATCTGTTGTTTCTTCTTTAATAATAACTATATTATATCCTTTATAAAGATTAGAATAAATGTTATTTACACCTGGGAATAATTCATCTAAAATAATAATATTATTTTCTAATATTGTTATACCTGATTTAATATTATCTAATAATGAATCATTGTCAAAAAATGAACATGATTTTAAATTTTCATATAATTGATTTAAGCCTACTAATAAAGTAAATATTTCTATTCTTATTCTTGAAATTTGTTTTATTATTGACGAAGATAAAAATTTGGATACATTATTTAATAGTTTTTCTAAATCATTTATATCTATCTCAAATTTACTTACTTTTGATGCTGAAGTATTAGTCATTCCTACTGTAACATATTTAGCAGGAATAGGAATTTTTTTTAATAGTTTTATAGATATTTTAAATATTTTAATTAAAACATTAATTGATTTAATTATTTTATTCATTAATATTACTACACTTTGAATTTGTTTTATAGATTTATCTATTCTATTAACTAATTTTATTAATTTTAATAAATCTTTTCTAAATCTTTCAGGTTTAATAATACCATTTAATGTTTTATTTATATTATCAGCTTTGTTAGATAATAATACTTCAGCTAAACTTGAAGGGTTTGTTAATGGTATTAATCTATTTGAAAAAGATTTTATTAATACAGCTTTATTATTTACAGTCAATAAGGTATTCGTAATAACTAATGAATCATTTAAATCTTGAATTAATTTAGTTAATCCATCAACTCCTGGTATTATATCTTTTAATTCTTCAGGTAATATTAATTCTTCTAATGATAATCTTAGTTCTTCTATATCATCTAATAATGAATCATTATTTTTATTTAATTCTAATTTAGTAGTAACTTTGTTTACAAAATTAGATACTTTGTTTCCATATTTTTTTAATTTTTTAGCTACTAAACCATCTGGGGGAAGTGCTTTAGTTAAAATATATCCTAAAGGGTTGCAAAAATCTATTGAATTAAGTTCTCTAACTACTTCATTAATAGTAAATAAGGTATCCAAAATATTCTCAACAGAATTGTTGATTTTTTTTGGTGCCTTATCTAATAGTATAGTTGAAAACTTATTTGTGTTCATTTATATAGTATAATTCTGTTCAGAATTTATTGTTTTTAATAATGTTCTTATTCTTTTTGTTGATTTTATAAGACTATTACCTGCTGTTTGTACTGATGGGATAGCGTTCCCATTACTATCAGTAGCGGTAAAAAGTTGGTCTCCAACATTTTCTAAGTCTAAGAGTAATTTGTTCATCAGATTTTTAAATTTATTACCTCTAACTAGTGGTTCTGTAGCATCAATTCCTAGTTGAATTTTGGATGAATTTACTATAAATTCTTTTTCTGTATTAAAATGTATTCCTTCATTTGAAGATAATGATATTACTTTAGAGGAAAATAATAAAATAGAATCATTCTTAGAATTAATTAAAACTCTATCAGAATTAAATATTATTTGTTTTCCATTATATGGAAATTGGGGTTTATAATTTTCCATTATAAAGAGTTTGTATCTAAAATTTGTAAGGAAGAGTTGAAACTATTAGATAATGTTATATTGAAAGTTAATAAATTTTTGCATGATAATTCCAATGGAATATCTTGGTTAGATGTTAAATATATTGAAGAATCATCTTCATTTATATCTTCATATATTGGTATCCATGGTTGTTGTGGAGTATTTAATGTCTGTCCGTTTCTAATTATAGTTATAGGACTATTTTTTATACCATTATTACTCCATGGAGTATCTTTTGATGTAGAGGAAAAACGAATTGAATTACCAAATCTACCTTCAATTAATATATCTCCTTCTGTTGGAAGAAGATTTCTAATATTTTGGGTTTCAACAAATTTTTTACCTAAATCTAACTCTTCTTTTTTATTATTATAGTTAGGTATATCAGGAAATGCATTATGATGGCTTGAGTTCCATAAGTTATAAGGAGTCATGTAGAAGTAATCTCTCTGACCTCTACTTTCATTCATACGTAAACCTGGACCAGGAACTACCCAGACAAGCTCACTTTCTAAAGGAAGTTGTTTAAAGGCAGAATTAAAAGGTCTCGCAGTAACATTTCCTCCGCTATCTAAGGTACTATTTTGAGTACTATTCACTATTTGAAAAGTACTTACTCCGAGATCGGTAGGATCTTTATAGTATTTATCGCGAACATTAGTACCTAATAAAAAAGGTCCTTGCACTACGTGCGTAACTCTAGCTAAAAATTCAGCACCAGTACTTGACGGTATTGGAGTCTGTA